AGTGCTACTTGGGTTCTTGTTAGACGCACTGTGCGTGATTTTTTTCCGTGTCTTTCAACGGGGGCTACCACGTTTCCATTTTGGCGTTCAGGTGCTTCTTGCTGAACTTCAAACTTTTCAGGGAATATATTTCTCATTCCCTCATCTATCTCTTTATAATACTGTTCCGAGCCTGGCACAATACCTTTTTGTTTTAATTGTTCATGTATACCCATTGCTGTGCCACGCATGACTGTGTCTTTTTCAAACCAAGTGTTGTTTTTTTGCCAATCCAAATCTCTTTCTGAAAGAACAGGCTTTTGAGGTTTAGGCTCTTGATCTACTTGTGGTTGCTGTGGTTGAGGCTGATATTCATCTACACGAAACTGCTCATTATGAAGTTTAGACATTTTTTCTTGAGCTTCTAGAAGTTTATCAGGGTCTCCTGACTCATATGCTTCTTTATAGTCTTTTTTTGCTTTCTCAAGCTCTGCACCTACTCTGCCTTTTGCTTGATCAATAAGCATTGATTCGCCATCAGCTAAAGTTTTTCTAAGATTTTCGTTATCTTTTTTTAGATTTTCTGCGTATTTTAACGCCTCTTCACTAAGTCTTTTGGCTTCTTCTTTAGCTCTTCTTTCTTCGTGATAGTCATACTTTAGCTTAGATATTCTTTTTTGAACATTGTCACCATAGTTTTTTATTTCTTCTTCTGAATCTTCTTCTGGTTCAGGTTCTTCTTTTCTTTTTGCTACACGATCTTCTTCAGGAGTATCGTCAACTATTTCTACTTCAAAGTCATCTTCATTGGTTTCTTCTTTTTTAGGAAGCTCTTGCATGTTTTCATCTGAAATAACTTCCTGCTCTTCTGCTAAATTATTCATACTCTTCTATACCCTCTTGGATCATCGACAACAGCTTCAACAGTGTCATCATTAATTAATCTAAACTCTTCATTGTGAATTTTAAAACGAGTGCCTGAGTACGATCTAAAGATTACAAAGTCACCTTCTTTACAGTAAGCACCATTTGGAAACTTGTCTTTGTCTTTATAAGCATCATCACCCACCTTAACAACAAAACCTATAATAGAGGCTATACCTTCTGCATCTCTTAAAGCGTCAGGTACATACACACCACCTTCGGTTTTTTCATCTATCTGAACAGGGGATATTAAAAGTTTGTAGCCTTTCGGTTTTGGCATTTGAGAAGCTACTTTTGGTTCTTCTTCTTTCTTTACGGCTGAATACATTTTTACCTCATGCAGTGATTAAGGATCACAGTTCCTTGCGTTATAAACGAAAAAGTTCAAGTGAACTTTTTTTAATCATTAACTATTCTTTTTTCTATGTCAAGTATGTCTTCATGCAATTTGTTTAGACAACGATACTCTCCAACCATTCTAGAGTATTCGTTCATGTCATTTGCATTTCCAGAAGCTATATGCTCTTTAAGGTCTTCTTTATAGTCTGATATTTTTTTTAAAATAGGAGAGTAAATACTATCACTACTCATTACTTACAAACTCTCTAGCAAGATCAATTCCTTCTTTAAAGCCTTGCTTCCCTTCTTCTATCTTAGTTTTTTGCTCGTCTAAGATTGCTTTAGAGGCTACCTTTGCTACTTCTATTTCTTGGTCTTTCTTCTTTTGTTCTGCGTCTAATCTTATCTTTGCAAGATCAAGTTGTTTCTTGTGTTCAAACTCTGCTTCTTTTAACGCCAACTCTCTTTGTTGTATTTGCGTTAGTGGGTCTTGTTTGTTCTTTTCTGCCTCTTGTTGAGCCATCTCTGTTTTACTTTTCTCTAATACAGAAGCCGCAGCTTTTGCTGTTAATCTTGAAAGCTCTTCCTCTACTGTTTCTGGCATTGGTTTTTCTTCGTCAGGCATTGGAACGCCTAGCTGTTGCTCTATTTCGGCTCTGTACTGAAATGCTACATGTTCAGTTATATGAGCCGCCAAAGCGTTTTGTATGGCAGACGCAAAGGGCGATTGACCAACGATTTGCTGTATCTTTGGGTCTTGAGCAGCAGCAGTATGTACAGCAATGTGAGCCTCATGGTCTTGGTACTTAAACGCTTTGACAGGTTCTTGTTTCATTATTGCCATGTTTTCGGCAACAGGGTCTTTAGGTTTAATGTCTTCTGGTAACTTAATAATTGTATCTGCTTCCTGTATGCCCAATACTTCTAGCATCTGTCGATGCAGTTTACCCATGTCATATAGCTGTGGTGCTTGTTGGGCTAGTTGTAGGGCTGATTGGTACTGTGTTACACGTTGTGCCATTGTGGAAGCATTAGGGTCTGATACAGGTATTACGTCCACTCTGCCATCAAAGTCTTTTGTTCTTGAGAAGTCTCCCTCTATTTCGTAAGTGTACTCAGACGGCATAAAATCATGTATGCACTTTGCTAGTATTCTAAGTTCTTTCTTCAAAGCCGCATGAAGCCTTGACTGAACTCCAGACATAACTTTCATTGATCTCTCTAATAAAGCTAGTGTAGTGCCAACTGGAGCATTAGGGTTCATGTTCCCTACTTGAACATCAGCTATTGAACCAATTCGTCTTCCTTCTTCGACAATATTCCCCAATAACTGGTAAAGCACTGAGGATGGTTCTTTATAAGGTATAAACGTAATGGAATCTCGTATCGCACCACCAGGAACATCGACATCCCTGAACTCACCAGGCATAAGAGGCGAATCATCCCCTTTAATACGGAGACCCCTAGCTTTAAGACCAGCAGGAAGATTCGATAACGTACCTGCATCAATAAGCTGACGAAGGATGGACGTTGCCGATTTAGCCAATCCACCAATAAGGTGAATAAGCCCTGTGCCGTAGAAACCAAGGCTTGGAAGGTATCTGTAATGAACAAAATATGGTCTTTTAGATTTCTTTGGGTCGTCTTCATACCAATTCTTTCTTATTGATAAAATAGTTCTAGATGATTTGTCTATTGTTACAACATAAGGTCTTGCTAATCCATCAGAGTCTTCAAATGGCTCTGGCATTTCTAAATCAACATGCATTTCTAATATAGTGTGCCTGTCATCATCATCATAAACCGAATCACTGCCCTCCATCTCATCATACTTTTCTTGTATGTCCGACTCATCTCTTGTGGGTTCTGGAAGCTCTATATCTCTATAAAAACCATTTACTTGTAATTCTCTAACTTGATTCTCTGTTTTCTTCATTACATGGGTATACCGTGAACAAGACATTAAATCGGATGCACCATAGGAAACTACAAAATCTTCAGCAGGTACAAACATGGAGCATGGTCTTTCCATGATTGGGTCGTAATAAACTTTTTTAAACGCTGATCCTGCAAGGGGTAGACGGAAAAGCATTTGTTCCATCTCGTCACGGTATTCTGTCATTTCTTCGGTAAGCATATGGTTCATCTCATGCTCTACACGTTTTGACTGTTGTGTTTTTTCTTTTGTTGTTTTGCCTACAATTTTTGTACGAACAGGTCCTGAAGCAGGAAATATCTCACCCATTGCTTGTGCTTGAAACCTAACTATGGCTTCCGATAGCAAAGGATGAAAAACTCCAGATGCACCTTCCCAAGGCTGTGACCTTTCTTCTATCTTCATACCTAAAAGATCAAGACCTTTTACATAAGACCTAGACCATTCTTTTCTTGATGTCCTGTCGGAATCAAAGTCTTCAACAAGACCTGATGCTATCTCTTCTAAATCTGCATCTTCAATAAATTCAGCTAAGTTTGAGTTATGGTCAGGTCCGACAATTCCTTCTGTCAAGCCACCTTCAAAGTCAACAACTATACCACCATCTTCTGTTTCTACTGAAACAGAGTCAGGATTTACAACCTCTACTTTAAGTTCTGATTCTTCAGGGTTTCCCCCTTCTTCTACCTCAAAAGGTTCAAGATTTTTATCTACTGCCATTATCTAATTCTAAAGTTAGTGCCTTTTGTAGCTAGACCCCCACCTCTCATTTTAAGAACCTTGCCACCTTTAGCGTAAGTTTTTTTCTTCATCTTACCACCACCTGCGTACATTTTCTTTTTCATCATTCCACCACCACGCATCTTGCCTTTTCCGTCAGCTGCGTAAAATGGAACTTTCTTTCCGTCTTTCTCGACCATTTTAAGCTTACCACCACCTGCGTAGCTTTTTTTCTTCATCATACCGCCAGCTTTTTTCATTTTTTTAGTCATACTAGTTCTGCCGCCAGCAGCATAACCTTTCTTTTTCATCATTCCACCACTTGCTTTCTTCTTAAACTTTTCAGCTTCTTTCTTAGAAACTTTTTTAGGAGCAAACTTGTTAGCCCATTCCTTTAAGGTCATGCCTTTTTTTCTTAACTCTTCTCCCGTAACGGCTAATTTCTTAACACCTTTTTTATCAAAGAAATATTTTTGACCTGCTTTTCTAGCTGCGGCTATTGATCTAGGCTTACCTGCTAACGGGTCTTTTTTAGTTTCTTTCTTTTTCTTTAAATCTTGTTTTCCTGCTAAAGCTTGTCTTTGAACTTCTGTTAACGTGCTTGCTGCCGTTTTTGCTCCCAAAGTTAGCCCTTTTGGTTCTTTTGATTTGATTGGTTTCTTTTCTTTTTTAATCTTTGGTGGAGCAGTTGTTACGCCTTGCCTTGGCATGTCTGGACCTCTTGCAGGTGGGTACGAAACTATTCTTGTAGGGTCGTTACCTTTAGCTTTATCTTTCTTTATTATTTCTTCGGCTTTCTTTTTGCCGTAATCTGTCCCCATAGAACGTTTAACTCTTTCCTCAAAAGTTATGCCTTTCTTTTTTTTATCTTTTTCTGCCATAATGTACCCCTACGTTTTTTTTAGATTAATACTATGTTACTCTGTAAGTCAATTTCTTTTGCACTATTCCACCACCACGCATTTTACTCATTTTACCACCTTTTTTGTACTTAGGTGTACCTAAGAATTTTCTTCCTGTTATGGTGTGGGTCTCTCTAACTCTATTGCTGACATCTAGTGGCAGTGTGGTTTTTATAAATTTTGAGTAGTCTATTTTCTTTGACCTGTAGTCTCCTATAGCTTTTATGTACTTTCGCTCATCTGGAGTAAAAGCAGGCATTACCTTACCTTATATCCTGATAGACTTCCTGAACCACTTCTCACTAGACCTCCACCACGCATCGCTTTTGTTTTAGTTATTTTTTTCTTTTTCTTTTTTTCTGCTTCAGCTTTAGCTTTATTTTTTCTTGCCAACTTGCTTCTTGCTACTTTAAAATTAACAGACTTTACATAATCATCTGACTCTTTTATTAAATCAGCCGTTTTTTTAGTAAAACCTTTTTCCTTCATAAGTTTTACGTTTAAAGGAACTGGTTTCTTTTTTCTTTTAGGTGCATCAGGTGAAGTTCCAAACGCTTGGCTTTTATATGCATCTTTTCCATATTTTGTAGCCATCTTCATATCAGAGAAATATTTTTTGTCGAATTTCTCTTCAAGAGCGCCTTTTTGCTTTCTAAACTCAGCATCTCCTGATGTTCCCCTGCCTTTAAATTTTTCTCTAAGTTTCTTTATTTTTTCATCTAATTCTGATCTAAGATTTTTTTTGGTTCTTCCTGTTGCTACATCTGATCTGTCGCCTTTCATTAGTAGGTCTATGTCAGCATTACCACCTGCACTCATTCCTTTTATTCCACCAAGTTTTTTTGTAAATCCTACTATAGAACCTGATACTGTTTTAGGCATCTTGCCAGTTTTTAGGAACTCGTTTCTTTTTCTTGTTACCCCTGCTTTTGTGCCAAAACCAAAGTTTTTCATCTTCAGTCTGCTATCTATTCTACCTATAGCTTTATCTCTTTGTTTAGAAAGTTTTGATTTTTTTATGGGATCATCCATGCCAGAAATTCTCTTATCTAGCTCTTTTACTTTTTTTCTGATGACATTTAAGCCTATCATTCTTTTTTTATAAAGTTCTTCTGCCATTAGTAATACTCCACTGGTCTTCTATATTTTGGTTCGTCATCCCAATCATCTCTTTCTGCTCTGACCCATCCCCCTTGACGAAACCTTAAAAGAGCTTGGGTTGTACTATCTACTAAGTCGTCATGGTCACCTGCTGGGAAAGAAGCACATTCTTCAATAACCTCATCAGCCCATCTAGTTGGATAGTACCATATACTACCACTAGAAAACAAGTCTGTAACTGCATTAACTCTTGCAATTTTATCGTTACCTCTGGTCGGTGTAAACTCTGTAACAGGTATTCCCATAGCACGAAGCTCAAAAACTAAAGGCGCACCTGATGCTTTTGCCTCTACAATCATCTGATCTGGTTCAAACTCCCAATACTTATCGTATGCGGCACGTTTTAACTCTGGAAACTCTAGTTTTTCTTTAAATGCATCCAAGAGAATCAGGTGTGGTCTTGTTTCATCAACGTCTTTATGGTGGTAAAACACACCCCAAGTGGTACATGCACTGTAGTCACTGCGTTGTGTCTTTAAAAACGCTGTATCCCACGATTGAATTATACATTCACAGGGTGGTAGCTCTGATTCTGTCCATTCATTCCACCATTCACGCTTAATTAACGCTCCTTCTTCCGATGTTGGGTCTTGTTGGTACTGTGCGTTCCATTTTGCTACAGGCAATTCAGCTTTTAAGCTCTCTAATTCGTCTAAATTCCAAAATTCACCCCATAATGGGTTACCAGAGGGCATAATTGCAGGTAATTGTATCAATTCCCACTCATCTGCACCTTCTCTTTCGGTCATACTCTTTAAAATTTGACCTGTTAGGTCTCTTTTTGACCATCTGGTCATAACTAGGATAATCGCACCTCCTGGCTGTAGACGTTGACGAGGACCTGAAGTGTACCATTCGTATACTTTGTCATATACATCGGGGTTGTACTGCCCTAATTGGGCTTCCTGCTCCGAGTGTGGGTCATCAATTATAAGAATATCAGCACCTTTACCTGTTACAGCACCACCAACACCAATAGCGAAGTAATCACCACGTTTGTTTGTGTTCCATCTACCTGCGGCTTTACTGTCTGTAGAAAGTTCAATGCCATTGAACACGTTTTGGAAGTCTTTTGACTGTATAAGGTTTCTTACTTTTCTACCAAAGCCAACTGCCAACTCAGCAGTGTGGGCTGTTTGGATCACTTTCTTATCTGGATACTGCCCTAAGAACCAAGCAGGAAAAAGGAACGATGCAAATTCAGACTTGGTATGACGGGGTGGCATATTGATTATCAATCTTTTTAGTTCGCCACGAGCAACTCTTTCAAACGCTTCAGCCATAACCTCATGGTGGGGTCCTCCTATAAAACCAGACCACATAGCTTTTACAAAAGTTAAGAAACTAGTTTTAGATTCTTCTTTTTGTTTTACCTCTTCATATGATTCGAATAGTTTTAAGACATCCCTTTGTTGCTCCAAGGGAAGCGAAGCAAGCTTACCTTTTATATCTTTTAGATTTAGGTTCACTGTTTCTTTCTGTTTCTTCTTGCAGAAACTACTCTAAGGTTACTTTTTTTATTGTTCCTTGGGTTTCCGTCTTTGTGATCTATGTGCTTCTTGTCGCCCTTCTTAACTGTTCCTTTTTTTAAAGCAGCGTTACGATTTTTATTTCGCAAAGCACGTTCTTTCTTCATTCTTTCAGAAGCATGGTATCTTCTATATTCACTCATTTAAAACTCTTTAGCATAGCCACTAACCCTCCTTGCTTGTATCCACGCTCTTTTGTAAGAGCATCTTTAGCCATAGCATCTATCTGATTAATTAAATTTTTTCCATACTCTGTTAAATCAGGTGGGTCGTATTTGTAGCCAGGCATTTTTAAATTTTCATCTAACAGACGCATATACTCTTCTTCGCCTTGTAGGTCTTTAACTCGTTCAGGTAATTTGTAACCTAAAGCTCTTAGTAGGTCTAAACCAAAATGACCAAGCTCATGTCTAGCAGTTTTTTCAAAAGGCATTGTTTCTTTTGCTTCCTTTATATCTTCTTTGGTTGGCATAGTGCCTTCTTCTATTCTTCTCTTTAAGCTTCTATCTACGTCCTTTATTCCTAGTTTTTCTAAAAAACTTTCAAAATAACCTGGCTTGAAATCTTTACCTACTTTTAGTGCTTCTTTCTCAACATCATCTGCGTATATGCTTTGTGCAAACTTTCCTTCGTTAGTATCTATAATTTCTTGTTTGTATACATCGGGTCTTTGTACAAATATTTCTGGAAGGGTTGCACTTTGAGATACAGGACCTGTGTAATCTCCTTTCTGACTTTCTTTTGGTACATATAATCCCCTTACATTTGTACCTGAAGCTGATCTAGCACCTACTGCATCCTTTAATATTTTATCTAGTCTTTTTTCTGAATCAAATTTTTCTACGCCTTTCTTTCTAGGAAGTATGTATTTTAAAACCTGCCCATAATCTCCACCAGTAAGCTGTTCTATTCTACGCATAGCAAGTTGAGAGACAAAATCATCTTTCAGAAACTTTTGCATTTCTGCCCTGTACTCAATATCACCTAAACTGTAGGGCTTACTCCTAAAGGGACTAGGTGGGGGTACTCTAGCTGATTTAACTCTTCCTGATTTTCTTGACATTTTTCTCTTTACACCCTTCTCTCTTTACGGTATACCGTTATAATACGGTATACCTCTTTACGGTATACCAACACTATAAAACTCTTTTACGGTATACCTATAATGGAAATAACACTACCCGTACTGTGGAACTTTATACTAACTTTAGTTATAGCACCGATTGCCTGGTATATCAAATCACAAAGTGATGAACTCAAAAGAGTTCAAATACTCCTCAATAAAACACGAGAACAATATGTTCACAAGAACGACCATAAAGATGACATAGATAGAGTGGTCGAACACTTAGTGAGACTAGAACAGAAGCTAGATAGCCTATTAGCCTCCAAATAAGCGTCACTCAGTAGGCAGTGAACCCAAATACAACACAAAGTACCACCAAACCATTAAACCCTCTGTATCACCTTTAATTAGTCTTTCCCCTATATAGCTAAACATCACTATAAACCAGAACCATTCCCCTACCTTGAACCTAGAAATGAAATCCATATCATTTTATGTGCAGAATACTATACATATGTTGTGCCTAGCGCCATGCTTGTCATAGGGGGGTGGGGGTAGGTGGGGTTATTCTCCAAGAAGTAGTCGTATCTTTTTCTCTAATTCCTCTTTTATATCCTCTGAGGATTTAGATTCATCCTCTATCACATGAGTATTGGAAAAAAGATTTACTTCTCTGATCTTCCCTAGCAATTCCAGACTGCGAACTCTACTTGGCGCAGTTCCATTTTCAAAATCTGAGGCCTCTCTCTCCAAGGCATTTATTATTTTCTCTCTTCGACCGAGTGATTGCGTCAACCGAGTTTCTTCTAATTGTCTTTTGCGTTCTTCGTAATGGGGGACAAATTGGGGAGAATGAAAAAGCCTATGGGCTTCTTTTCTAGTATTTGAATCACTCATCTTTTCACAGTTATAAGACTGCCTATAGGCCTCAGTATAAGTACAAGCTGTATCGACTCCTATTCCTAGTATTAAGTCCAAGAACTTAGACTGCTTGGCAGTCAGTACAGACCGAGCTTTTGGTTTGCCTTTTATTAATCTTAATTTTGTCATTTTTAACTCCCAGAAGTTCATTTGAACTTTTTTTGATATATATAAAAAATAATACTTTTTTTTTGTAGCACCTATTGTAATTCAAGAATTAATGCTTATATATACTATATAACAATATTAAATAATATAATCAAATATAGGAGTGATTACTAAATGACTAAATTAAATCAAACTACTTGGGCAATGACAAAATCAACAACCGACTCTATCGGTGGATTCCAGAAGACTATCAATAGCGCAGAAGCAAATCGCAAGGTTTGTTCTGAGGAAGTTAATGGCGCAAATATTAGCATCTATTCCCACACTGTTGCTTCTTTCAATTCCTACAATAAGGACAAAATCAGAACTGCTGATATGAAAGCATTAAGAGAGGGCTTGAAAGATGCTGGTCTTTCTGAAGCTTCTGCCAAGAGAAAAGCAGAAAAAACTCAGTGGGTTTTTGTTGCTCTCAGAAAAGAGAATAAAAAGAATCCAGGCTATTTTCCTACACAAGCGACTCCAGAATTTATCAAAGAACTTTTTGATAGTCTTGAAATAAAATCTGAGTCAAAGCTTACCTCTCATTTCAATCCCAAAAAGCCTTTGACTAAAGCGCAGACAATTATCCGATCTATTTTTGGAGAAATGAAAGAGGACAAAACTGGGATGAAAGGTGGTCTGGATGCTAAAGATTACGCTGAGTTTGCGACTCTATTTACTGCTGAAGTTAAGGCAAGAGATGAAAGAGTTAGAAACGAAGCTGAAGCAGAAGCAGAAAAAGAAGCTGAAATTCAAGCACAAGATGAAACGACAGACGCTTTGGACGAAATCATAGAGAACTGTGGAGATGATATTCCTAATGCTCAAGATGATCTGGATAACAATCCTTACCATGCCATGCAATAATGCAAATCTTTCAAGAGATCGGAAAGTTCAAATGAACTTTCTGGTCTCCTTAGAGATGGGTATTATATGATTTTCTTGAATTTTTTTTTCAAGCTTATCATAAGCTTATCACAAACTCGCACATAGCATTGTCGTGTGCAACTTTAAGTAATGTTCAACTAATAATAAGGAGTGAAAAATGAACATAATGAAAATGTCAGATGCCAAGGCATCACTAGTATCAGTGTTAGATTATAATGATAGTCTAGCCGATAACCACCAAGATGCAGATAAGATTGTACCTTATATTGTAGGTCAAGCTGGTCTTGGTAAAACATCTATCGTGCAACAAGCATGTAAAGAGACTAATCGTGGTCTAGTAATGCTATCACTAGCACAGTTAGACCCTACTGAACTTGGAGGTATTCGTATACCATCCGAAGATCGTAAATCTGTGAACGTCACCAAACCAGATTGGTTTGTCGAGGTCGAAAAGCAAAATAGTTCAAGTGAACTTTCTGGAGGTGTTGTCTTTTGTGACGAGTTAGCACAAGCACCTATCTCAGTTCTCAATACTGCAAGGCAGTTAATTAATGAGGGTCGAGTTGGTCAATGGCATTTGCCTAAAGGTTGGCATGTCTTGACGGCAGGAAATAGATTATCTGACAAGGCAGGAGTTAATCGACTCCCTAGTCATATGAAAGATTGCTTGACGTATTTTAATGTCGAGGGAGATGTTGAGGACACTTGTAATTACTTTGTCGATATCGGAGTTGATTTCAAAGTAATAGCATATCTGAGAGCCAATCAAGATTTCTATTGCAAAAATGACCCTAGTCAAGACTCCAATCCGACTCCTAGATCATGGCAGAGAGTCGGCAACATGCTAAAGATGAAAGGCATGGATGCTAGACGATTGACTCAGATGATTGCTGGTCAAGTTGGCGAGTCTGCTTGTGCCTCTTTTGTAGGTTTTCTAAAAGTAATAGCTGATGTTCCAGAGTTCCTAGACTTAGACAAGCTTATTGTTAATCCAAAATCTGCTAGTCTTCCAGAGAGACCAGACGTAATGTATGCCTTATGTTCTGCTTTATCCTCTAAAGCTAATAGCAAAAACATAGGCAATATATTGCAGTATGTTGAACGTCTAACGGCTAAAGAGATGGGAGTTGTACTAGTCAAGGATGCCTTGCGAAGAGACAAGACTCTTAGGTCTCATGCTGATGTTAAAGCATGGGTTCGCAATACTGGTAGGGAGATGATAGTATGAATATGTCCCCAACAATGACTCCAGAACTAAAGATATCCAGAGCAAAGACTAAGCTTATACTTGGATATCCATTCTTTGGATGCAATCTGATCACAACCCCTATCGTTGAGGTAGGGGAAGAGGTCACCAGAACAATGGCTACTGATGGCAGAAGTATATTCTGGAACAGAGAGTTCGTTGAGTGGTGTTCAGTTCCTCAGATTATCTTTACCTTTGCACATGAGGTTATGCACATTCTTTATAAGCATCCTCTTAGAAAGAAAGGCAGAGAGCATGTCAGATGGAATAAATCTTGTGACTATCCTATTAATCAGATTCTTAAAGATGCTGGTTTTGAACTTGTCGATAATATTCTATTGGATGAAAAGTTTGGTAATCTGCCAGCAGAGGTAGTCTATAACAGACTCCCACCAGAACCAGAGAAACCAGAGGGAGGGGGAAAAAGTTCAAATGAACCTTTTGATGGTGGCTCTTTTGGTGAGGTTATTGACCCAAGGAATCCAGATGGCACGTTATTATCTGATACTGAGCTTGGAGAGTTAGAGGGAGAGATCGACCAGAAGCTTCTTAATTCTTCCAAACAAATCATGGCTGGCAATTTGCCTAAAGAGATCAAAGATATGATCAAGAAGTTGTTAGAGCCTAAAGTTGATTGGAGAGATCAGTTGTTGAGGTTTGTGCAAGGTGGTGACAATCCAGAGGATTTTACATTCTCTAGGTTTAAGAAGTCTACTCTTGAGACAGTTGGTACTCTTATGCCTACTAGTGATAGAGTTGGAGTTGCTGATGTTATTGTACTGCATGATCAGAGTGGCAGTATGGCTACACCAGAGCATGAGGTTGCATTTACTGAACTTAATGAGATCACCACGACTCTTTGTCCTAAGAGTGTCACAGTAATACCTTTCGACACTAGTGTTGCTGAAGAGGGTATACGTCACTATGAACAAGGAGAGGAGATAGACAAGGTGGAACTTGTTAGGTCTGGTGGAACGTCAATAACACCATGCTTTAACTATCTAGAGGAGCATGACCTAGTAGGTGAGGACACTAAGGTAATTGTTATGACCGATATGGGTATATGGGATTATCCTAAAGGTGACAATATTCCTCAGTATGAAGTTCTTTGGTGTAATGTTTCTGGTAGTGACGAGGTAGCACCATTCGGAGACACTATACTAGTGAAAGAAGATCAAAGGTAACCCTATAGGGTTTAGGAAAGTTCAAATGAACTTTTTTAGACCCTATGCAGATACCTTTGGGTATTAGAGTATATTTTGGTCGTTGCGATCATGGTTTACTACTCTTTAAATAAGGCACAAACCTCTAATTGCAAGGCTATTTTCGGTGTGGGAGTTAAGCCTCTAAAGTTAAACTCCCCTACTAAACGTCATAAACAAAACAAGGAGTGAAAGTAATGACAGTATATGTAGACTATGAAATGGTGAGTAAACTTGCCAAGGATGTTAGGAAATCTCAAGAGATAAAAGACAGATTGTTTAAGGAATTTTACAGTTGGTATTTTGGCTCTTATCTAGAAAGTTCAAATGAACTTCCTAAAGAAAAGAGAAACCATTGGTTCGTTAAATTAAATGATGAACTAGATAACGATTTTGAAGCAGTAATAAATCAATTTTTAAAAGACAACTATAAAGATAAGGAGTGAAGTAATGACAAATTTATTTAAGCATGGTTTAGTGCATCCCCATAAGGTTAAGGAGTTGTACAACCAATCTATCAAAGATACTATTAATACTCTTGGAGTTCCCAAGAATATTATTAAGCAAGTCTTTAAGATAACAGAAAGCTATTACTGTAGGCTAGAGGAAAAGAATTTATCTGATGAAGACAAGCTATGGTACTCAAACTTAATTGAATCATGTAATGGTCTTGAGGGTAGTGGCAGAGATTTACCATTACCTCTGAAGAACATGTGGCTAAGTGGCAAAGCAATCAAGCAGTTTAGAAGACATAGAAACTCTTTTAGGAGTAAAGACGGATTGATCCAATCAACTAAAAATGCCGTTATTAGTAATGTTAATTCTGTATTGTCCTCAGAGTTCCCAAGAACTTCTAGTGATAGATGTCTAGAAGTTTTCGTAGGCAGTAAATCATATCCTAAAGGCTTCAGTAGACCAGAGGATGAAACTGGTTATCAACCTAGTTATAAGGCTAACTTTGGTTTGGCTTGGGTTAAGAAAGTCTACGACAAGGGTCTTGCTACAATTCAATCTGGCAAAAGAAAAGTGCTTACGATTCTACTAGAGCATGACCCATATCAATATCTGACCGAAGATGGTATTGATTGTTATAAGGGTAGTTTCCTTGACATACGATTCAAGCACCGAGGTTCTGGTGATTATGGCTATAAGATGACACCAGAATATCTTGAGGACTATTGTTTGCTTATTAAGGAAACTGACAATGGCAAGGTGTATGGTATTGGGCAGAGTATATCTAAGGCTATGTCACTGCTAGAACGTAGGCAAAATGCCAAGGTTATGAAATCTTTAATGGAGAATGAACTATGACTATTGGAGAGATGTTTGATTGCATTAAGGGTATTACCTTAAAAGACCTAGTAATCATTTTACTTATAGCAGTTCTTGTTATGGCATGGTTCATGGTTGCTATGCACTATGGTGACTATCATGTTTGATTTCTGGAATGGTAATATCTTTAATAAGATAGCAGTTGTTTCTGGAGTTATGTTTGTCTTGCTGACACTAGGTTGTATCGGTGCAGATAACAAAGATGAAATGTCTGGATGGCTATCGTTAATAATGTTCGACACAATGATGCTGATCGTTGGGTTGATAGGTTCTGAAAAATAATGAACATGGTAACCTTGGCTGCCGTGCCAGGGTTACCAAAAGTTCAAGTGAACTTTTTTAATAGGAGTGAATTATATGACAATGAGATTTGAAGAAAATGATGGGGGAGAATGGTACTATAGAGAGTTTATGCCACTATCCCCCCGTAGCAAAAAAGTTAAATTGCATTGGGGGTCTCAGCCTATAGCAATAGCATCTGAGGTTTCTTTGCCTGACGTTGATGAATCAATAAGAGAAATACATAAAAGGTTAGGTGAAACTAAGAAAGTTTCAAGGAAGAGATTTTATAAGCTTGTTGGTGAATACATAGTTGGTCTAGGTTTTGAATGGACTTCAACTATGGGAATAGGGCAAGGATGCACAGTGCATTTAAGAGAGGGTGAACTGCCTAATGGTAGGCTTATAGTTAAATGTTCATCTGAATTAGTAGCAGTAGTTGATGGAGTTGTTCATCACTACTACGACCCTAGACGTGACGGAGATCGTTGTGTCTATGGATATTGGAAACGTATAAAAAAAAACAAGGAGTGAGAAATGGAACTACCAATAATAAAATTAAAAAAAGATGAAGACCTAGATGACAGAGTATCTTGGTGTTATGCAGTTGTTAATTTGCCAGAGGGTGATGAAGATTACTATTGCATACAAGAGGTTTACTTTCAAAAAAATCCAGATGGTTCGACTAAACTAGTAGGTTACTGTGAACCAGACATTGGTGCGAGTAAACTATCTGATCTAAAAGAACTGCTAAGATGGTTGCCTCATAAAATGTCTGATCTATCGGACTATGGCTTCCAAGGTAAGACTCTACACAGGGATGACTTCCATTCTGAAGAAAGTTCAAGTGAACTTTTAGAGGACATACAATCAGCGCAAGAGGTGTAAGATGAGTAGAGATATTGAATATTATGAGAAACTTATAGACAAAATTAAAAGCATGTGTCGTGAGAAAACTAGAGATATAAATCGTATTTATTATGGTGGTTTTTCCTCAAGGGAACAATGCAACTTTGATGGTCAGCTAGAGATTATGAAAGAGATAATGAAGATAACAGATAGGAGAAAAAAGCTATGAGCAGATTAAAAGATGAGGTCATTGAAGATACATCTAAGTTAGGTGAGATCATTGAAAACTGTAAACTTGAAATTGAAGCACACAAGAATGGTCATATTGTAGATGCTTTTGATCATGGTGTATCACAAGGCAGATCAGATTTTGCTGACTCCATTTTAAAACTTCTTGGATTATTAAAAGAATGATCTAATATGAACACCAATAGGCACAAGTCTGCTAGGGTTCACTCCCCCTTGCCTATTGGAAAACTTGGGGTAGGTTGTGATTATTCCTACCCTATTTTTTTTAGTAGACACTTCATATCCTTCCAACTTAACCCTCACTTCGGTGGGGGTTTTTTTATATTGGTATCAAATTAACTGATATTGGTATCATTTGGAGTACACTATATATATATAGATAGTGTACCTCATATGGTACTGTAAATATATCATATGATATAATGTGTATCTGATATGGTACTGTAGTATTTGTGGGTAGTGTTGTGGGTAGGGATTCCACTAAAATAAATATCCTTAAAAATCAACAACTTATAATGGATTGGCGGCGGACAATAAAGGGTTACCTAAAAAAGTTCAAGTGAACTTTAGTAAGCCTATCGCTTTTTTCCTGCTAAAAAGAGTTGCTAAAAGAAAAGGACTCCGAAGAGTCCTTTTAAGTTTAATAAATATGTCAGAGTGAAAAAACATATAAATCCACGATTCATATATGTCACAGATTTATAGAATGTCAAGTCACAAAGGTATCAGCTTATCATAATGTCGTGTCCAACTTCGTGACCAACTGCTCAGAAAGGTGGGTCAGAGGGTAACTCTTCTAGCGTCAGAAAGTCATCATACAAACCTTTTGCCTTAACTTCTTTATATGCACTAGTTATGGGGTCGTAGTCTAATGTAGTGTCACCTTGCTTACCTACCCATGAATATCTACATTTCCAACAATGTATTTCTGCAACAGTAGACTTGTCTGGATTCGGTCTATGTACAGTTATGCCGAGGTCAGCTTTAGAAAAGAATGAGGCACTACCACTAATATCGTAACCCTTTGGTACAGGAACTTTTCCACTAGTATCTCTCATCATCTTTGTCGGATGAGCTATGAAGAACATATGTATGTCGTAGCTTTGGGCAAACACTCTCAGTTGTGATAGCATAGACGATACCCAATCTGTTTCTTTCTCGTCTACGTTAGAGCGATTGATATAATTGTATGGGTCTATTACGCAACCCTTTATGCCGTCTTTCAGGACAGAGTAACGCAATCTTTCTAACAAAGACTCTAATGTAGGTAGAGAGCCGTCTGCCTGATAGACAAAACTAAAATGATCTTTTAGAAACCTCTTCCCGTACTCAAGTTCCTTTTGTGAAAGCCTTGGTTGCAGTCCCTGAAAGAAAGGCTTACCAACTATCTTAGATATAAGTTTAGCTATGTGTATGTCTGGTTGGTTTTCAAAACTTGCTACAGCAAACTTCCACCCCTTCTCCTTCGCCAAGTTGATCATTAACTGATCAACGAACTCACTCTTACCTGACGAGGGATGCCCAGTTACTATACTTAACTGTGATGGTACAATAGTAAATAATTCATCTACATTCTTGTAGCCAGTTGACTCTCCCTTTCCAAAACCCTCAACGTAAAGTTTATCCAGTTGCTTATAGAAATGATCTGCCGAATACAACCCTGATACTGGGAAAGGCTCTGCTTCATCAACTAATGCCAGAAGTTCAAGTGAACCTTTTTTAGTGAGAACTTCATTTGCATCTTTGCAATCTTCTGGAAACATAACACGATAACATTTATGTCTGCCAATACGTCTTGCAATCTCTTCGGACATGGCTTTACCTGCCGAGTCATTGTCAGTTGCGATAACTACTTTCTTTACGTCCTTGAGCATTTCCTTTGCGTTCCAAAGGAACTTAAACTTCGTATCGCTCTGAGGGTCTATCTCTCCTTCTGACACTTTCATAACTGCTCCATTAGGAACAGAAACTACGTTTTCGCAGGAAGCTTCAAGGAATGAAATCAAATCAACTTCCCCCTCACAAATTACTAATGGCTTCTCAGTATCTATTTTATCAACATTAAAAAATGTCTGTGGCGAACCATTACAAGCAAACCCTTTCTCTTTAATGGATCGAATTTTTGATGCGTAAACTTGACCCTGATTCGTGTATGGAAACATTATACATTCTGTCTCGTGACCAACTGAATTTATGTAATTAGTGACCGACTTCAAGCCTACTTTATTTGCAGTTTCTTGGCTAATTCCTCGTTTAGATAGCCACTCTAAGCTATTGTTTGTTAAGTCTTTTTCGTCAATGCTCTTCATTACCGACATGTGGATTACCTCTTGTTCTTGTTTATGAAATTCTGAGCCAGATAAATCACAATGGTGGCAGTAATATACTGCACCATCACCATCAACCTTAACTGATAATGTTCTTAAATTTTTTTTCTTCCGATCACGGCACTCAACTGATGGACATTGGATTTTATGTTGCCCTAAATTTAAATTGAGAACCATGCTTCTTATTTGCAAGTTTTCCATGATTCATTTTTTCTCTGACTTTTTGCATTAAAAATGAATACAATTATTTTGTCAAGTAATCTGGTATTTCCTCTTGTCTAAACTCTGAAACTCTAATGATTGTTCTAGGATTTTCTTTGTCTAACCCCCAATAGATATGCTTCTCTTTTACTTGCCTATCGTTGTAGTAAACGTAGTCTTGCATACAATCGAGTATTAATGATTCGTCTAAGTCTGGTCTTCTTGATGCGTAATAGATCATCATTTCCACCTTCACATATTCTTCTGTAAGTGGGCTAACTTTAGGGATTTGTTTCTGAAATTCTTTAACGTAGTTCAATGCTTTTTGAGACTTTATGGGTATCATTCTACCCTTAATCATAACCAACTTACGAGAGTTTGCTTTGCTGGCAGGTTCACCATAAATTGTAAACATAACATTAAATAAACTTTTTGTAGCATTTTTTATTGACATTTGCATAACGAGTACCTATATAAGATTTAACTATAATAAAATAACATAGAGTCCACAATGATTACCAACAAGTATGGTCTACCAGAGGCGTTTGTCAACTTCGCCAAATTAGATAAGTATTCCAAAGGGGATGCAGATATATCAGTCACACAGTTGATTGATAGTCCTAGAGTGCTTTTAATGAGAGAAAAGCACAAGGGCAACATTACGACTGATGCAATGGACATGGTCTTTGCATTATTCGGTACAGCAGTTCACTCCGTACTTGAGGGAGCAACAGGCAAGAACACCTACAAAGAGCAGAGAATAAATAAAAAAGTAGATGGATGGACTCTTTCTGGAGCGATAGACCAATATGAAATAGAAGATGATGGTGTCATCATAACTGACTATAAGGTTACTTCTGTTTGGTCTGTCATATTCGATAAGCAAGAATGGGTTAATCAATTAAATGTGTATGCTTACTTGCTTGAGAAAGAAATCAACAAACCTATCAAGACAATTCAGATATGTGCAATTCTAAGGGATTGGAATAGGAGACAAGCTTCGATTAAGGCTGACTATCCCCAAAACCCCATTGAAGTGGTAGACATACCTCTATGGTCTTTAAAAGAACGTACAGAGTACGTTGAAGATAGAATGGCATTACATCAGAACGCACGACAGTTGTTTGATCAGAATCAAGAGATGATTCGTTGTGATGAAAAAGAGAGATGGGCGAAAGCTGATGTATGGGCAGTTAAGAAGAAAGGTCGTAAGTCTGCCCTCAAACTTTTTGACAATGAGCAAGATGCAGAAGATTTTGCTTTTGAAAAAGACTTCTATGTCGAGTATCGGCAAGGAGAGAACTCTAGGTGCAGTGGTAACTACTGTGCAGTTGCTGAGTTTTGTTCACAATATAAGGATATAATAAATGAGTGATAAAAATAAATTTAACATTGAAACTGAGTATTATAATTGGCTTGAGAAATGTCCTTTGTCACATTGGCAAACGATATCAGAGCATAAGCACACTGATCACATAGCAGTGACAGTAAAATTTAAGATACCTAAAAAAAGTTCAGTTGAACCTTTAGATGATTACAGAGGCATGGATCAATGAACATAGAAACACTGTACTATGTTCTGTATCTAATAACTGTTCCAGACATTCTAACTGATGGTCAGAATGTTCATAGGATTGCTTTTGAACATCAAAAGGATTGCCTTTACATGGCTCACACTTTGAAGCAAGAGCTTGACCCAATTTCCAGAAAGCAACAATGCCAAGAACTTACTGCATACGACTTTGTTGTTAAAGTTCCACTGCCAAAACCAGAGGGGATGCTATGAGCGATAGTAAGAAGTCATTTTATATAGATTGGGATTCGTTAAAGCTGAAGCCAATAACACGAGAGCAGAGGAAAAGTCAGAAGCTATCTGCAATAGGGAAACGTAAAGCTTCTTTGCCAAAAAAGAAAAAGACTAAATGACATGGATAACAATAGGTACGAAAAGCTTAAACTTAAATGGTGGTCATGGAGCAAGAAGAACCCCAAGGTTGGGGAGTTGTTCGACAAGTTTACTTTAGAAGCTATTAACAAAGGTCATAAGAATTTATCGGCTTGGCTGATAATTAACAGAGTAAGGTGGGAGACTAGTGTAGTAACGTATGGTGACCCATTTAAGATTAGTAACGATTATATAGCAATGTATGCACGATACTTCATGCACAGATATCCACAGTATGAGGGATTTTTTAAAACTAAAAAAATGATTGGAGAAAATGATGAGTGATAAATCAATATGGCAGTCTCTTAAAACTATTAATGTAGAGGAAGAGAAGTTAGTCGAATCAAAGAATGGTCTTAGGTATATATCTTGGGCTATGGCATGGAGCAGATTATGTGACATGTACCCCGATGCTAAAATGGAAAAGCATTGTAACGAACAAGGTCTACCTTATTTTAAGGATGACCAAGGGTGGTGCTTCACTAAGGTTACTGTAACTGTTAAGGATAAATCTATAACTGAGGTTTTACCAGTTCTTAGCTTTAACAATAAACCAATACAACATCCAAACTCTTTCCAAGTAAATACATCTCTAATGAGATGCTTGGCGAAGGCTATAGCGTTACATGGTATGGGTGTAGCCGTTTATTCTGGAGAAGATTTAAAGGAAGATACACCTCAAGAAGAAAGTTCAAGTGAACCTTCTGTTACTGTTTTCGAATCACCCCAGGATATTAAACATCCCTTTTCTGTGAAGAGTCCAACTGGAGAGGTTAAGTCTGGTGATGAAACACTGAAAACAATAATTAGTGTATTTGATGAGTTCTTACCTCAATGCAGTAGCTACGAATCAGTGAGCAACTTCTGGAAAGACAACAAGGTTGGATTGTCTTTGATAGAAGAGAAAAACAAGAAAGAGTTTCAGAGAATCAAAGATGATTTTATGAATAGACGTAATAATTTTAAACCACAGTAAGGAGAATAACATGAGTAACTTTCAAGGTCCTAACGGAACACTGTTCCCAAACCAAAACAAGAAGATGGACAAGCATCCAGACTACACTGGAGAACTGGAGTTCGATGCAGAAGCCATACAGAGTATAAGAGAGCAGATAAAATCTGGTGTCGAGTACCCTAAAGTTTCTATAGCAGGTTGGAAAAGAGTTGTTAAGAAGAACGGAAACGTTTTTCTTTCTATCAAGGCTAGTCCCACTAGAGAGAAAGTGGAGAGAGATAATCAGCCTAGTCCTCAACCAAGTAATGATGATGACTTCTCGCTATAAGGTGAGAGACAAAAAGTATCTTGGTATAGTAAGACAAGAGCCTTGCTTGATTTGTGGAAAAGAAAGTGAGGCTCATCACATTATGTACGCAGAGCCTAGAGGTGTAGGTCTAAAAGTCGGAGACAACTGGACAGTTCCAATTTGTCACGAACACCATATGTCTATCCATCATTACGGAAACGAAAAGAAGTGGTGGATATTCCAAGGTGTAGACCCCATTGAATGGGCAGAAAAGAAATGGAGAAAGTACAATGAAGCTAGACAGAAATAGAACGGACTACCTCAAGGCAGGGTCGTATGATGTTGTTGTTGAGGTTGTATATCACAGAACAAGACGAGTGAGAGCATTAGACGAATCACAAGCTAAAGCTTTCGCTAAAGAACGAGAAGAAGGATATGCAAAAAGACGTTATGACAAAATGAATAAGATTGCTTATGAAGTAATGAAAGTATCTTCAGTAAACGTAACCCCTCTACAGGAGAAGAAAGATGGATGATGTAAAAGAACTTGCTCTTAATTTTGAGGCAGTAAAGGTTTCTATGTCACAAGACAAGAACGGAACTAACTTGAGGCTTTGTATACATCCAGATGATGTACCACAAGAACTACATCAGCATTGGGTGGGCAGTAGATACATGGTTGCTATGGTAAAGCTTAATGATGAAGACGAACCAGAGTTAAGTGAAGACCAAGTCAAGAAGCAAAGATTATTTAAGAGTGCAGTAATGGTTTGCAAGGAAAATACGTTTTGGGATTATCTTGCAGACACAAACCCTTTTTCTTTGGATATAAAAATAAACTCTGAAGATTCTTGTGCTGATGAATTAAGGAAAAGACTAGGAATAGAATCAAGAAGTGAATTGAAAACCAATGAGGTTGCTCTGAAGAAGTTTGAATCTATTCTTTTAGATTATCGTGAACATACAGAACTACTATGATTACTATCAAAATAGGTAATTGCTTGGACGTTCTCAAGGAACTACCCAAGCAACACTTCCATACTGTGGTCACCTCTCCACCTTACTACGGATTGCGTGACTACAATACTGGAACTTGGATTGGTGGTGACCCTAATTGTCCACATAAACGTCTAACTAAGATTTCAAAAGACACTGCAACTGGTCATGCAAACATGCACGAACATGGAGATGTGGTAGGAGATGCAATTTATCGCCAAGAATGTCCAATTTGTGGTGCAAAACGTCAAGATGAGCAAATTGGCTTAGAATTGACCCCACAGGATTACGTCAGACGGCTTGTAGAGGTGTTTCGTGAAGTCAGACACACGTTAAGAGATGACGGCACTCTATGGCTTAATTTGGGGGACTCATACCATAACTATCGTGCAGATGGTGGAAGCAACGTAAAACAGACACTACATAACACAAAACACGACCAACCAGACAGTAGTCCTCATAGAGCAAACAAAATTAATGGTTTAAAGCAAAAAGACTTAATGGGTATTCCTTGGCGAGTAGCACTCGCTTTACAAGAAGATGGATGGTATCTACGACAGGATATTATTTGGCATAAACCAAACCCTATGCCTGAGTCTGTGCAAGACAGATGCACTAAAGCACATGAGTACATATTTCTTCTGAGCAAAAACTCACATTATTATTTTGACCATGAGTCTATACAGGAAGAAGCTAGTCAGAACCGATGGGGTGGTAAAACACCTATCAACATAGATAACTCAAAAGACAAAGAGAATGTATTCAATGGTCTAACTAGAGAACGTGACATGATGCCAGAGACAAAAAACAAAAGGTCAGTATGGACAGTAAATACTAAGCCATACAAAGAAGCACACTTTGCAGTATTTCCTACTGATCTTATCGAGCCGTGTATCAAGGCAGGTTCTCCTAAAGATGGTTACGTTCTTGACCCCTTTGGTGGCTCTGGTACTACAGGGTTAGTGGCAGATAGACTAAACAGAAACGCAACAATCATAGAACTTAACAAGGATTACATCCAGATAGCAGAAGATAGGCTTATGGGTGAGACACCACTATTCACAAAGGTAAAAGTAGAATGACAAAGAAAGAAGATATAATAGGCAAAGCACAGGAAACTGTGGGAGCAAGGGGAGATAGCTACGGAACTCCTTACACAAACTTTAGTAGAATAGCTAAACTCTGGTCAGTTCATCTAGAAAAGGACATATCTGTATATGATGTAGGTGCTATGCTTATATTGTTGAAACTTGCAAGATCGAAAGTAGATATGCACAATGATGACACTTGGGTGGATATAGCAGGGTACGCAGGTGCAACGGCAGAGGCTATAGAATGAGACACAAGTCAATTATAATTAAACACAGATATGACATAAATGCAGGGGAACTAAAGGCTTATTTTACTGAGCATTATGACGGAATGCACGTTGTTATGAAGATTGATTGCTTGATAGATGCTATGGCAGACATACAAAAAGAATTAGATAAACAAAGGGATATCTGTTATCCAAAAAAAAGTTATAAGTAACTTTTTAGTCGCCAAACCCTAGAGCCGTTAGGAAAGGAATATCTACGTTCTTCATAACGGCATTACCCCTTTCGATTAGTTTCTGTATTCTCTTATCTAGTAATTCCATCCTACGATCTTTTTCCGAATCACTTATTTTACCTTTTGGCATTCTTAGTAATTTATTTCTAATAGTAGTAAGCTTTTGTCTCTTAGTGTTTATGGCTCTTATTATACCATATACTTTTAACTCATCTGGATACTTGTTTCTTATAGCCTGTACTTCTGATCTATCACCACTCTCTATAGCCATTTTAAGTTCTTTCCTTGCTATAAATACTTGATTTCTTTTATCTATAAATGCTCCTGTATCTTCACGTTCAGAGGTTGAGTAAATACCTTTTCTAACTATTGGTACTCTTCTTATACCCTCTCTGACTTCTTCAGCCGTTAGTCCTTCTTCAAATGCTTCAAATGCCTCACCAGAGGCTACCTTATATCCTGCCGTCATAGTCCTTTGTAGAAATGCACCTGCCCCACCAGTGAAATAACCGAATACATAGTCAAGAGTATCTGGGGAGATATCAACAACCCCTTTCCTGACTTTTGATCCACCTGTCAGTGCGTTAATAGTTTGGGCAGTTGAAACAGACATTGGAGATGCACTGTTCCAGTAAGCCTG